TTCTTTGCATTACATTCTGTGTACTTGCCCACTTTGGTGCAAAAGAATTAGATGCTAAAGAAGCAGAACTTGAACAACTCCAAACAGCTGAAGCTAACAGCTAACAACTAAATTCTAGAGCAAATAAAAAGGTAGTAACAAGAAATTGTTACTACCTTTTATTATTTAATAAGTTCGCCAAGAACCAAATTATGGGCCCTATGAATCTCATTTTCTTAATGGTATCCATTTTATCTAGAATGGGCTTAGGTATCTCTACATCGCTTTCAAGAGACACATATTCCTTATCAACATAAACGCCTTTTGAATACTCAGTCGTATGTACCCCTTTTTCAACAATAAATGTATGAGTGCCATTAGCATCTTCATACTCTTCATAACGAACTACATCCGCAAAATCTATATCTATATCCCCTCTTGTACCTATAACCATCTGATAACCACGATGTACTACGTTCATGTCAGATGGTATCGCTTTACTGCACAACTTTGTAAACTGATATGCGCCACGTTTTTTATTCCACCGGATCCAAAACTCAGCATTATTCTTATGCTTAACCAGCTTATACTTACACCAAATTCTCCTACGAGTATCAATGTAACGAATTTTGCCTAGGATTGTATATAAATCATTTCGAATTCGCAATGTATCGCCGTACTTAAATTTCATAAAATTCTCTCATACTAAAATCAATATATTATTAATTACTATGATTGTACATATAATATGAAATTCTGCCTAGATGGATATAGCAAAAAAGGTAGCAACATATATGTTGCTACCTTTTATTGTTTTATAATCAACCTTGTTGTAAGAAATATATTATGTAGTTTTTATCTGGACTAACTGCAGCACCTAGAGAATATGGATGATTCCTAGTGCCACCAAAATCAAATACATACAGTACATAATTGTCTGGTATTTCTATGGAATCTTCATTATATGACAATCTATGCAAATATTGTTTCTGAAGCTTTCGATTTTCTTTTTCACTATAAATTGGATACACTTTATCTTTGAAACGCTTATTTCCATAATCAGGTTTAGGCTTTAATGCATCTCGATCGTCTTGTATTCGTTTACGAGTTTCAAAATACCTCTTATACTTTGCACTATTGTCTTCATCTGGAATCTGTACCTTATTGAATTCTGCTAGTACTTGATTTTCCAACTCATATATTTCATCTACAGATTTATCAATTGGATTATCTTGTCGTTCTTGTATAAATTTACCCATCGGCACAGTTGTATTTTTTACAGTCAGTATCGATCTTGGAATTAATGCATATAGAGAATCTGCATAAGCCATATTCGAATCGATATATCGTTTAACATACACATTGGATATATCAGCTTTTAAAACAACTACTTTAGAATTTGAAAGCGCTTCATCAATATATGTCTTTAATTGTTCCGGTGTGCCTCCAAATGCAAATTGTACATAAGCCCTACCTTGTAAAAAGCCTGGATTACTATGCATATGAATATTTTTTGCAAAGCCTGGTATTTTCTTTGGAAATCCAGATACGATAGAAAGTTGTTTATAATCCTTCGGATTATTGATAGGATACTGAATCAATTCTATCGGTTTTAAAAATTCTTCCAAAGATTCTTTAATCTCAGCTTTGGATCTTGCTGTAAATAGATCATGCCCTTTTCCCTTATTTTTATCTAAATATTCTCGAATTTCCCTTTCATTTGCTGCATCCCGATCAGCACGAGTTCGATAATCTTTAGTATTAACGGGATTCGTTAGCTTAATTTCCCCTTTACCATTCTTTTTCATATATGGGCTCACAATGCGTAAAGGTTTTTCTCGACCACCAATAAAATAGCCTTCATTACGTGTTGATTCAGTATTATAGTGTTTAATTTCTTTTAGTGCTGTTTCATCCTTATCATTGTATAGTGGATCAAACGTTTTGTATCCACTTCCAAAATCAGGTTTTTCTGATGTTTTTAATCGTTGAGAACCGTGCTCCTTCTCCATCCGCTCTAATATAATTTCATCGCCCATTGAAAGTGCCTTCGTATCTATCGATTTATCTTTTATAACAGCTTTAAAAGCACCAGGAATAACCTCAACAAAATCTACTTTTACTGGGCCTTTTGTTTGTACAAACTGTTTTAACTTTGTATTATTTTTTTGTTCAATACTTATATTTTGATTCTGACTATCTACTACTTCTGCTGCAAAACCAGACTGACTATATAATGCTAGTGAAAGCATCATCAGCACAAAATATTTCTTATTCATTTCTCTCTCCTATATACATCTACAACTTTTAATGTTATAGCAAAAAGGACCTACAGTAATCTGTAGGTCCTTATATATTTGGTGCGGATTGAGGGCTTATATCCAACACTCTGCACGATTACTATATTATTTAAACTCTACATTTTTAAAAGGGGCAAATAAGGGGCAAACGTTATTTTCTTCTATTGAATACGGCTATTAACCACTTTTTCTAAGTCCCCTGTACCATCAAATATATTGAATCCTATTTCACGAATTAGTTTCATTTGATATTTGTGTTCTTCTCTTGTACGTTTAAACTCTGTTAAATGTTTCACCATACCTCTCATAAGAGATATATTTGTTTCCATTTCTTCTATGTACTCTTTAACACTATCATAATCAATTCCTATTTTTTCTTCAATTGCCACTACAGACTTAACTGGTGCTACAGGTTGCCTATTAAAGTATTTAGCAATTGTTAAATTAATAGGATCTACATTATTGTACATAATACAAGTTAGTTTGTATGCCGTAGCTTCTGTGAATACAATTAATCGTGAAACAGCACTATGCATAGGAATATTATTTTCATGCTTATAAGCAGTTACTTCTTCCTTTTCTAACAGTTGATATGGCAAGCCTTTATCTTTTAAGTGCCATAGAATACTTGTTCTATTTCTCTTTACTATTTCTGCAAAATCACCAATGGTTATGACAGGTACACCTTTATATGTCTTACAATGTAGTTCACTTTGGTTTACAGGCTCTTCTAAATAGCCTTGTTTTAATGTTTCTTCCATTTCGTTGAAAGCTTCAATATATTTTAACTTCCATTGTAATGCTTTCTTGCCTGTAAATCCCATAGCAAGGAGTGAAAAGCCATCACGATTCATTAAGTAAAACGGAAAATGTTGCCCTCGATAAACACTAGATGTTTCTTGGAAAAATTTAGTGGCGGAATTTTCCGCCACTAAAATATGGCGTATATTTTCCAACACATCTTTATGTGCTTTTCCAAAATGTTCTGCTATATCTTTACTTGATACTACGATTTGATTATTATTAATTACTACTAATTTATTCATGATACTCTCCTTTTTCTTTAAAGGAACATAGCATTCATGATATAATATTTCATGAGGACTATGTTCTCCTGCACATAAGGCAACTACTCAACTTTCCACGGTAGGTAGTTGTCTTATTTTTTTTTGAAGAAGTCCTGAATTGCTACTCTTACTACCTCAGCTTTAGTTATTTTATGCTTTGCAGCATATTCAATAACTTTATTATGTACCTCATCATCTAATCGTACTTTTAAATCATTAGTCTTAGGTAGTCCTATAACAGGTCTTCCCATTTTTGAACCCTTCATTTCATCACCTCACTTTATGAGTTCCATAAGTAAATAATATACTTAGTGAACTCATAAGTCAAATAAACTTTTCTTAAACTATCTTAATATAAAAATAAAGGAACTGCTTTAAAACAGTTCCTTCATTGTCTTTTATTCTAAACCTTTATTTGTTAAATTTTTCTGAAAAGCTTCTACCTTACTTAATATATCAAGCCATAAATCTTGATATTCTTCTTTGACATTTGCTACACATCTAGTAATAGATGCTCTATTAGTAATAGTCTGTTTATGTGTTCTTACAAAACTATCAGCATGTAAATTCATAAGTGGATAATCAGCAATCTGAATAGATACATCATATTCTATATCAATATTTTCCCTATGTGATACTCTCGAGATCGGCAATGTAACAAAGTCGGTATCATCCGCTTTGCCGATAACAAGTACAGGCCTTCTCTTAAAGTCATTTCTATGATTCTGATTATCATAATATGGAAAAGTTGCGATACAATACCAACCTATCATACTGCACCTTTTACAACTTCTGTTTCATCTGCATCTTCAAATTCATCATAATACATATCATAAACAGAATCATATGGTCTAACTTTTTTAGCATCTTCTCGAATATCTTCTATTTTTATAGGTCTTGAGCCATTTTCATTTTCTCCAATCCCTATTCTGGCCTGTTTCCATGAGTATTCTTTATGTGACAAGTCACTAAGTTTCCATGGTTCATAACCACCATATTGCTGAATTATATTATTAACTACATATTTAGCTTCATCAGAAATATCTTTATTATTTCTGATTGGTATATCTGTTCCTGTAAATGCATCTCTTACCGCTCTACTTACAGGTCCATATTTCCACCCCTCAAATGGCTCTTGAAACATAGCTTGTCCCGTAATAGCTAAATTCTCTCGTTGGGTGAAGTAAAGAAGTTTATGTAGTTTCATTTCATCTATCGAAGTTCCAGATATTTTCTTATATGTATCAACAATATATTTTGCTACATTTAATATTTTTTCCATACAATTCACTCCTTTCCATCTATATGTTTATTGTCTCATATTCAATTCATTTAATCTAGTCTATTTTAATATGTTCTTTACCATATAACCTTTCCATCCCTTGACGGGTTACAAGCCACATTTTCCCTGACTTTCTAAACTCGCCTTCTAAAAATCCATTCTTCACACGCCCTCTGCAGTTTTGTTTAAGAGCATCCGCAGTAACATTCCACCGATCTGCCGCTTCTTGTGTAGTCATAATATCATCTAGTTCAAATTTCAATTTTATCACCCTCTAACTAAACGTTTAATTGCTAGTATCAAAACAATAATAGTTACTATATTAATCAGCCATTCTAAATATTGCATAATTCACCTCGTTGATTTACAATGATGTTGAGAAGGTGGCGGGGCTTTCACCCGCCTGCTTTTTACTCTTTGCTAACAAGTTTTAAAATGATGATTGCTAGTGTCAGTAGCGTTAACTCATTTACTAAGCTTGTTAGCTCTTTTATTATGTCCATATTTATCACCTCCTTTCTACACCTTTATTATACCCTATATAGGGTATAAAATCAAGCACTTATTTATACTTTTACAAACAAAAATAGAGCCTACCAACCTAGATATTATCTAAGTTAGTAGGCTCTTCTGCATTTTATCAAAACTATACTACCATGAGTCCACCTGCTCATGATCAGGAGATAATTGGATCACCTCGATTTCATCGAATAGCGCCAGCTGCACCAATTAGAAAACCAATCACACCACCAGCGGCCCATGTATCACGTTGACGCCGCAAGCGTTGCTCTGTTCGTCTATTGTTCTTGATTTCGTTCTTCAATTCGCCTAATGAGTTCGCGGCTAGAATTAAGCTCTGCTCTTGCTCTGTTATTTTGTTCGAGGCTTTCGCTAACTCTTGCCCCTGTTTCTCGTTGATTGCTCTCAATTCGGTTAAGGCTTTCGCCCTCTCGCTGTTGATAACCCTCAATTCTTTTAATTCTGTCGCCTGCGTCATTGTTAAGCTGTCGGCTTGTTTCAATGAGTTTGTTGAGTTCTCGATTGAGGCGTCGGCTGTCCTCAAGTGCTCCTTGAGCTTGTTCCAATCGCTCAATGGCACGCTGATAGTTGGCTCTGGCTGTGAAATATCCACTTGCGAGGCTGCCAACGCCATAGAGGAACAGCACGCAAATAACACCAATAATAAGGCGCTGCATAGTAACCTTAGATTTAAGCGTTTCGAGGTATGTCTTAATTTTTGCATACATAATAACCCCCTTTAATCCAAATCATTCCAACGTGCTGCATAGCCCCTAACATCAACATGCACGAAGTCCTGATAGTAATAGCAACCAATTCCGTCGGCCCCACATTCTTCGGCAATAGACGCCAAGTAATCAACGTCAATGCCATCGTATGTGATGTCGGCCGCTGTCCCTAATACATGTTGAGAATTAGACGCACCGCCTACTTCTGCATTATGTTCAGGGCAACGATACCCACTATTAATGTACAAAGGAACACCTAAACGTTCACGAATTCTGTCAAGCAAGTCGACCAGTCTTTTGTCAATGATATGGTCCAATTTATTATGTCCATTCTCATCGACTTCATGCCTATGGCAACTGCAAGCGAACTCATAATCATCGAAATATTCGCCAATTTTCATTATATACACCTCGATCTCTGCTTTTAACGATAATTTCATAGTGCTTTTATCGTTATTTTTAAAATTCAAACATAAAAGCCACGCCACACAATGTAAGCGTGGCTTACAAACCTTTATTTCTTTAAAATCATGTCAATCTTAGAATGCACTACATCCAAAAGCCCTGCGATTGTGCTATTTCCGCCGTCCCTCATATTCTCGAGGATACTTAGAAACTCAACTGAGCCAAGATATAGCCAAACTAGATTGACTGCAAAAGCATATTGACCACTCATAAAATCAAAACACCACGCCCCAGCCGTTGCTAAGCAATATGTTAGCACCTTTGTAATAAAGGGCTTTCGCATATGCTTAGATGAGATTAATCCTTTCCCCCATGCTCCAGGAATGGCTATATATTTATCATACCCGCTTATATTCTCTGGGTTCGCCCCCATATCAATAAGCATTTGATAGCTAATTGCCGCCCAGCGTGTTATAAGGTCTAGGAATACCAGTATAATGAATATCCCTAGTACTTGCACATGTTTGAGCCCTAGCATATATATGCCAACCTCTGCCACAACCGCAAGCAAGGCTTTAATAGCGAATGAGTCTGTCAGAGTTCGCCATGCCTCGCATAGAAAATCTGTTATTACTTGCATCGTTTCCCCCTGTGTTAGTTAATTATAAATGGTCAACGTTTCGGTACCCTGTGTTGATGTAGCTATGGTTAGTCGCATCCCATTCAATAGTATCCTGATTAAAGACCAGCGTTTTGGTACCCTGTGTTGATGTAGCTATGGTTAGTCGCATATTGTTATTAAATCCTTTAAACGTTACGTTTTCAGGTGTTTCTACAAAGTAAGGGCCGTATGCGTTCCAATTATCTCCTAAATTAAGAGTTGTCGGTCTATTAGCGTACATAGACATAGTCGAAATGTTCCAACGCTTAGGGTTTACTTTGAAGTTCCCATCCACTGTATTATTGGTAATGTTCATTTTCAACACATCGCCATAGCGTTTGTACACAATACCATTTTCTTCGCATTCTTCATCAGCAACTGCACCAGTTTGAACGCCAGCAATCGTATAATCGCCTACTTTCGCACCCGTGAAATTGTGATAGGTAAGTTTGATATCATCTTCACCTAATGGCGGAATAGTAACGTTACAAGTTCCAGTACTGTCTAACGTGAAAGGCGTATCGTTTCCGAGTACCTTAACGCTGTAATGTGGTTCGCCTGTAACGGATACAGCCTGTTGCCCTTGGATTACGCTCGGAATAGTCAACGGCTTAAATTCAGTACGAGGAAACGGCTTGCCAATGTTTCCAATCATGGCTGTGAGTACATCGTCAACGTTGGCACTTTCACACCACACATTACCTTGCAGCAACAACTGATGAGCGTTGTCGGCCGTAGCACTTGCGCCGTCTCGCCCGTCCTCGCCCTTATCACCTTTAGGGCCTTTTAGGCCCCCTAATTGTTCTGGTGTGAAATCCTCATATCGGAATGGGTCGCCTTTTGGACCTGGTTCACCTTGAGGACCTTGTAAACCTTTTAAACTATCAAGCCATTCCTGTTCAGTGCCTCTGAATCCATGAGCTACCGCAATAGCATAGGCACTTTTACCTAACCCCTCGATAAGTGGAATGGTAGTTTCCTTATCGAGTTTTAAAATTAATTCGTTTTCCATACCAAGTACCTCCTTACTTGTGCATTGAAATATCTGGAACGATGGTTACTGTACCCTGTCCTAGCTTTATCCATTTCTGATCATTGTAGATAAACGCATCGTACAGGTAATCGCCACCTTTTAACTGGGCCTTAGCGGAGTCCTTTCCGCTGATGAAGAACCCTACCTGTTTAGACTGTACCACAGGTGTTAACTCTAATTTCATATCATCATAGGGCC